CCAGGCGTTGATTTCGTTTGTTGTCATTGAAGAAAAGTAATTCGGAAAAGACCGCTACCAGTCGGTAGAGCCAACGGCTCTACGCGCCGCGGCTCACCTCAGTGGTAGACGAGGGGGAGGGTGCCGCGGCGGCGGCGGGATACTGCAAGCACGCGCATCGCGGCGTGGCGGCGGTGCTCGAAGTCCACACGGTGGTCGTCCATTGCCTTCCGGTCGTAGGTGCCAGCCACGGCGGTCTCGCACGCGAGGCAGAGCATCGTGTCGGTGAGTTTCTTTTCGCCGCAGGGGCAGGCTGTGTTTTCGTAGCTCATGGCTCAATCCCGCAGCAGGTGGGCGGGGACGCGGGGGGCGAGGCTCGCGGCGTGGGCGAGTTGGTGGCGGTGGATTTCGTCGAGGGCGGCTTCGATTTTGCGGCGGTGCGCGGGGGTATCGTTGCGCAGGCAGGCGGTGATCGCTGCGCGTTGGGCGGTGAGTTCATCCGTCAGGCTCGTGGCTTCGCTCGCCCACGTCTTCTGGAGGCCGAGCTGGGCTCGCGTCCATTCGACGAGGAGGGTCGCACTTTGGCGGATCTGCGGAAACACGCTGCGGAGGCGCAGGGAGAGGAAAAGGGCGAGGAGGAGCGGCGAGGGCTCGAGGGCAGGCCTTTCGACCGCGGCGGTGACGAGGGGAGCGATGACGTGTTTCATGGTGGGAATCAGGCTTGGTGGACGCTGAGGGGGCCGAGGGGGCGGAGTTGGAGGGTGTCGAGTTGGCGGTCGGCGAGCAGGTGGGCCATCGTTTGCCCGAGGGCCCAAATCGTGAGGGTGATCGGGCGGGCGGGGCCGGCGGCGGGCCGCACGATGCCGGTCACGCGCCAGGGGCGCATCTCGGAGAGGGACCGGCGCGGGAGCGTGGTGGCGGGGCGGAGGGGGCTAAGGGTGGCGGTGGTGTGCATAGTGGAAAAGTTTAGAGGAGGCCGGCGAAGTGGGCGAGGAGGAGGGAGGCGGCGGTGGTGAGGAGCATCACGAGAACGGCGGCCAGGAGGCAGGCGCGGTCGGTGCGGGCTTGGTGTCGGGTGTAGGGGCGGCCAGCGGAGGGCATGGGGGTTGGGGTTGAGCCGGTTTAGGTGCCGGAGTGTTGAGCGAGGAATTGGTCCCGCTGGACTTCGGCGAGTTTGTCGCGGAGGGCCATCACCGGGTCGGCGCCGAGGGCGCGGAGTTCGGCGGATGCTTCGACTTCGGTTTGAGTTTGCGCGATGCCTTCTTCGATCAGCTTGACCGCCAGATTGCTCGCGGACCGGCGCTCGAGCCGGGCTCGGGCGATCAGGCGTTTTTTCACGTCGCGGGGGAGGTTGACCATCACTCGGGCGTTGCTCATGTTGCAGAGTGTTGCATCGTGCAACATCGCGTTACAAGTCTTTTCTTTTCTTTTTCGGTAAATTTTCCGTAAGATGCGAAATGGCTATCGATCAAAAACGGGGCGTGGATCGGCTAATGGTGGATCTTCCATTGGCGGCGGCGGCGCACATCAAGCGCATCGCCAAAGACCAAAAACGCAGTGTGAACTTCATCCTTTGCGAGATGCTGATTGACGCGCTGCACGATGTGAGCCCGCGCGGGATGTTCGAGGAGGAGCAGGCGCCTTATGAGGCGTCGCCGCGGCCGAAGAAGCCGAGGGGGGGCGCGGTATGAAGCCAGAAGACTACCTGCCACGACAGTCGGGAGGATTTAATCCAAACCTAAAAGCATGTGACGCGTGCGGAAAAGATATGGCAAAGGGAGCACGGACTTGCCCGCATTGCGGTAAGAGCTACACCTCGGTTGGCGGCGTATTCATCGCCGTCATACTGGGATTAATTTTGGCAGGATTATTTTTCCGCGGGTGATCATCACGGGCTGGAAAGCCCGTGCCATTTCGGGCGCGCACGAGGCGCGCCCCTACTTTTTGACGGGCTTGGGGCGGTAGGCCGTGGTGCGGGTGATGCGTTTGGTGATCGCACACCACACGGGGAAGACGTTGGTCTCGATCTCGCCAGCTTTGATCGCAGGAGCCAGGGCGCGGCGGACACCATCCGCGGAGCAGTCGAGTTGCTCGGCGATTTTCTCGCGGCTGTCCCAGCCTTCGGGGAGGGTGTAGGTGCGGGCGTTGGTCTTTTCGACGTGGAGTTTCCAGTTCATAGGGTTAGAGGAAGATGGGGAAGGTGCCGGTGCGGCCGCGTTTGCTGTCGAGGAGGAAGAAGGTTTGTTGCGGGGGTTCGTAGCCGGCTTTGATCGCGAGCGAGAAGGGGCCGTAGCCGATGAGGGAGCCGTTCGAGATGAAGCGGGGGTTTTGCATGGCGGTGTGGTGGTGGCCGAAGACGTCGAGGTAAGGCGTCTGCTCACGGCCGCGATTCCACCCGGCGATCGCTTTCTCCATGGGGATGGTGAGGCCGCCAATGCCGCCCGAATACATCACGTTATCGCCATGGTGGAATCGAATGACGCGGCCGCAGACGGTGAGGTTGAGGTGGTAGCCGTCGGCAATGCCCCATTCGACCTCCGGCACGTCTTCTTTGAGGACGTGGTAGAGCATCCATTCGTAGGAGTTGGCGGCGCCGGTGGCGTGGCGGGGTTTCTTCGTGGTGCGGCCGTGGTTGCCGTAGCAGCAGGGGACGAGGATGCGTTTGAAGCCGCCTTCTTTGAGGAGGAGGCGGAGGCCGGCGACGATGCGGCGGCGGAGCCAGAGGACGGTTTGCGTGGGGCTGAGGCCGTTGGACTCCTGGAGTTCTTCATGGATGTAACCCGTCATCAGGTCGCCGAGGAGGGCGAGGACGAGGTGGTCGATCTTGGTGCCGGCGCGTTCGATCTCCACGAGGCGGAGGATGGAGCGGAAGAATTTCTCGATGCGGGCTTCGGCGATTTCGAGGTTGAACTCGTTCAGGTGGTTTACCGTTTTGCCTTCGACGGTTTCTTCGACGTGCCAATCCGAAGCGATGGCGAAGGCGGTGGCTTCGGATTCTTCGGCGGTGAGGGGGGCGATGGGCGCGAGCGGGCCGAGGCGGGCATGACGGAGCGCAAGGGCGGTGTCGCGTTCCTTCGCGAGATCCGCGAGGAGGGCGGCTTGCGACGCGATGAGGCGGTCTTTTTCATGGAGGGCGGCGGCGTGGACTTTGTCGGCGGTCGCGCGTTGGACGGCGGTCCAGTTGGTTTTTTTCGTGGGCATGGGCGGGGCGGAGGCGGTGGGGGAGACACGGGCTGGAAAGCCCGTGCCACTCAGTCGCGGCGGGCGCGGCGGCGGTGGAGGAGGTAGCCGGCGACGCTAAAGCCGATGGCGCTGAGGCTGGCGGCGATCTTGAGCCCCCACTCAATATTTTCCTGCCAGGGGGCGATGGCGGAGATGAGGCTGGCGCTGTAGAGGAGGCCGGGGGTGGTGTGCTCGGTGAGGCGGTCGATCATGGGCGGGCGGCGAGGTCGGTCTCGAGGGCGGTGATGGTGGTGAGGGCGGCGCGCACCCAGGCGGGGGAGGCGCGGGCGACGGCGGGAAAATCCGGGTGCGCGATCAGGGCCGCGGTGGCGTCGGGGGAAGGGCGCGAGGCGGGCGTAGTGGCGCAGCCGCTACACGCGAGGAGGAGGCTGAGGAGAAGCGGGCGGGCGGAGGGCATCGGCGAGGGCGGCGGCGTTGCGGGCGTCTTTGGCGGTGCGGGCGGCTTCGGCCTGGCGGGCGCGGCGGGCGGCGGCGATCTGCTCGAGGAGCTTGGGGAGCGCGGAGAAGAGGGCCGCGAGCAGATTGAGGATCGCCGTGACCATGGATCAGGGGGTGGCGGGCGGTGGGGTTTTCTTCGACCAAATGGACCAGACGGCGACGATGACGGTGCCGATGGCGGCAGTGCTCTCGGGGGAGAGGAGGCCGGTGATGTCGATGCCTTTGCCGGCGAGGTAGCCGGAGGCACAGGCGAGGAGGGTGCGGACGATGCCGGCGAGGGTCGAGGCGTTCATGTTAGGAGGGGGGAGGAGTTGCGGAGGCGGGAGAGGCGGGGGCGTAGTCGACGGGAGGCAGGGGCCGGGTGGCGCAGCCGGGGAGGGTGAGGGCGAGGAGGGCCGCGATCAGAAGCGGGCGAAGGTGCATGTGGCGATTTCGGCTGGGTTGAGCGGGAGCACGGCGCCGGTCTGAGGCTCAAGGAAGGTGACGCCGTGCTCGGTGATCGCGACGGCGATGGCGTGGGAGGCGCCGCTGGCGCGCGTGTAGAAAAACTCACCCACGGCGACGGCATCGTCGTCGTTGCCATTGCTCACGGCGTGGCAGTCTTGGGCGTGTTGGGCGTAGGCGCGGGCCCAGTTGTCGCAGTCGTTTTTGCGGGTGTAGCGGCCGACCTTGGCCCAGCGATCCTCGCGGAAGGACTCCCAGAACGGGCCTTGCAGCCAGGCGAGCGTGGGGCGCGCATAGGTATCATCCGCGAAGGGCGCGGTGACGATCACGAGGGCGTTGAGTTCGGCGCGCGTCACGGGCGGGTGGTTACGGGGTGGCCGGCGCGGCCTTGGCCGCTTGCGCGGCTTCGTAGGCGGCTTTGACCTCGACGAGCACTTTGGCGACGAGTTCGGCGCTGAGCGGGACGGTGAAGCCGGCGGAGGTGTCGAGGCGGGTGGAGATCACTTGCCCCGCGCTGTCGAGCAGCGTGACGGTGGGGTAGATCTGAAACGTGACCGAGCCATCGGCATTGATCGCGGCCTCGGCCTGGACGCGGCCGGTCGTGACAAGGGTGGTGACGCCGTTCTTCGTGGACGTGGCGAGGACGGCGGGCGAGGGCGCGTCGGCGGCGGAAGCGGCTGCGCAGAGCGCGACCGCGAGGATGAGGAGGGCAGTTAGTTTTTTCATGGTTGGAAAATGCTTACCAAGTGGCGATGGCGACCCGCTTCCAAGTGTTGGTCGCGGTGCAAATATAAATGTAGTTAGCATCCCATGACATCGTGCCGACGGTGCCCGCTGCCGTGGCGCTGGCTGGCGTGGCGCTGAGGGTGTGGATGACCGTGCCTCCCACCGTCACCGCGCCCCCCACATTCATCGCCCCGCCCACGCCCACGCCACCAGTCACGACGAGTGCGCCGTTGGTGGTGAGGGTGGAGGGGGTGGTGGAGGCTAGGGACAGATTGCCGGTATTGCCGAGGGTTGCCCACACGTCGCCGTTGGTCTTGAACTGCATCGCATTGGTTGAATGCGTGTAGATGATAGCGCCTGATGCTCCACCGCTGTCGGTGAACTGAATGTTTTGTGAGGTGGTGGTTCCGCTAGTCACGAAATCCAAGAAAGCGGCGCTTGTGCCGGTCGAAATGCTCGCGACGCCGCCCACGGTCAGCGTCCCACCCGCATTGATATTCCCCCCACCAATCGCCACGTTGGTTGCGGCGGTGCCGTTGCCGACTGTGAGTGCGCCTACGGTGCTGGAGGAGGCGGAGGTGGTTGAGTTGAGGTCAATGTCTCCCGTCGTAACCGCAATGGTGAGTCCCTTTGCGGCAGCGTTAAAGAGCCGCGTGATAACGGAAGACCTAGCTTGCAGCGTCAGCGTCGTGGCGGAGTCCGCTATGAGGTAGCCGGGGGTTGTTCCTGCATAGTAGGGAGCAATGATACCGCCAGCCGCGTCGTTTACGCTGATTGCCACATTGCCGAAAGCTACCGGCGTGAATGATGCCCCGGCAGTGATCGCGCCCCCTACATTCATCGCCCCGCTCACGCCCACGCCGCCGCCAACGATCAACGCGCCGGACGTGGTGTTCGTGGAGGCAGTGGTGATCGCAGATAGATTGAGCGATGCCGTTGCCGCCGATGTGCCTGTGAGCCTTAGCGGAACATAGCCGTCTGTTGCGTTTGTGATTCGGAACTCTCCGGTCGCCGCGCCGAAGGAGCTGATTTCATACTGCCTGCCTCCGGTTCCCGTGTTGCGCAGCGTGATCTCGGGCCGGTCGCCTGAATTGGCGTTAGTAATTTCGATGCCGTAAAGACCGCGATTTCCACCGGAAGCGATGTAAACCGTGCTTTCAAGCCCCGTGATTTGAACCGCGCGATTGAAGGTCGCGATTCCACTCCCCTGCCCCAGCACCAGACTCGCGCCCGTGCTGCCGCCGGTGAGGGTGAGGTCGGTGGTCGTCGGGCCGGTGACGCTCGTCGCAGTAGCGGCGCCGAGGATGGGGGTGGTGAGGGTGGGGCTGGTGAGGGTTTTGTTGGTAAGCGTTTCCGAGCCGGCGAGGGTCGCCAGGGTGCCGGTCGTCGGGAGGGTGACGGTGGTGTTGCCGCTGAGGGAGACGCCGAGATTGTAGGCGCCCACGGTCGTGACGTTGCCGCCGAGGGTGATCGTTTTGCCGGTGTTCGCCACGCCGGTGCCGCCGCTCGCGCCGAGGAGGGTGCCGGTGGCGTTGCCGAGGGGCGTGACGAGGTTTGTCGGGCGGAAGAGGGCGCCGGTGGTGGGGTCGGCCAGGACGGGGGCCGGCTGGGCGGCGAGATGGCCGATGGGCGATTGGCAAAGGCCGATTGCGGCCACCAAAAGAAGGAGACGGGGGAGGTTCATGGTGCTGTCTTAGCCTTGCCAATACACGGCGTTGGTCGTGGCGTGGTAGTTCGTGGGGCGGATTTTGAGGGCGCTGAGGTCTGTGGCGCTGGTCGTGCCGGCGAGGAGACGCCAGGTGCGGAAGATGGGGGTGGCGCCGCCGTCGCTGGTGATCACGATGCTGCCGACGGGGAAGGTGGCGGTGCCGGCTTCTTGGCCGTCGAGGGTGGTGGCTCCGCCGCCGGTGAGGCTGGTGACGCCGCTGAGGTTGATCACGTAGCCGGCGCGCGCGGCGGTGGTGGTGACGTAGCTGGGAGGGGTGGTGTCTTGATCTGTGCCGCTGAAGACGGGGGCGGCGATTTGGATCGGGAGGAGGCAGCGGGTTTCGGTGACGCCGCTCGTGGTGCTGCGGATCTGGAGGGTGAAGGGCGCGGGGCGGGCCATGCGGCCGCGGTTGCAGGCGGCGGCGAGGGCGGTGGTGTTGAGCGCGAGGGTGGCGAGGCGGGTGTTGCCGCTGATGGTCGAACTAAGGGTGGAGGCGTAGAGGGTGCCGCCGTTGGGGTCGGGGTCGCCCACCGCGATGGCGAGGGTGGTCGAGGCGTCGGTGACCCAGGAGGAGTAGGTGCCGGCGGTGTCGTCGATCGAGGACAGCGTGAGGGGTTCGCCGGTGTCGCCTTGGGTGAGGGTTTCGAGTTTGCCGCAGATGCGGCTGATGGCGTAGGCGTTGGCCTCGGTAGCGGGGTCGTCGAGGGCGGCGAGGAGGAGCTTGGCGTCGGCCCAGGTGGTGGCGGCGACGTCGAGGTAGCCTTTAACGAGGTAGATGGTCATGTGCGCAGGGAGACCGGGGAGGGGTCACTCGTGCGCGGGGTGTCAATACGGGGGATGGCTCGGACGTTTTGACCACGGATGGCACGGATCTAACGGATAAAGGCAGGGGGATTGCATCCGTGTGATCCGTGTAATTCGTGGTGGTTTGCAATTCAGAGTTTGGGGACGAGGCGGTTGAGTGCTTCGCGGCGTTGGGCGCAGGGTTGGCAGCCGACGAGGTGGGTGCCGAAGAGGGCATCGCTTGCGCGGGCGATGGGATCGGCGAGGGTGGCGACGAGGTCGCCGAGGCCGCGGGGGGGGGCGGGCTCGGGGGCGGGCGGCGGGGGGGCGGCCTTGAAGTCGGGGTGCGGCCTCGGGATGGGTTTGAATTTTACCGAGAGATGAGCGAAGCACTCAGAGGGCAGTAGGACTGCGGTGGCGGTGATGATCGCGCATTGACGGGCCTCGTGCTCAAAAGCGGGGTCGAAGCGTGCACAGAGGTCGGCGAAGCGAGTGGGGGTGAGCGTGATCATGCACAAGTAATGCCGACTAACCAAAAGGTGCCGCTGCCGCCGGTGCAATTGGGGACGATCACCACGCGGCAGGAGGTGGTGCCCGATGGGATCGAGACCGTGGGCGTGACGTGAGTGCCAATACAGCCGGAATCGTAGACGAGCGATCCGTTGGCGTAGATGAGCAATTGGTCCTCGAAGATGTAGGCATCATAATCGACGTAGATATTGCGCGTGCTGGTGAATTCGCCGGTGACGTTGAAGGTGTTATCATAGCCAGCAGCGCCGCCAGAGATGATGAGATTGCAAAAAATCGAGGCAACAGTGATGACGAGGGTGTTGCGCGCGTAGCAGGTCGAGGTATCGTAGGCGGTGACGGTGATGTAGGAGGTGCCCGCGGCGGTGGGCGTGCCGCTGATGACGCCGGTGCTGGAATTATAGCTGAGGCCGGAGGGGAGGCCGGTGGCGAGGTAGGAGATGGGCGAGCCGCTCGAGGTGATCGTGTAGGAGAAGGAAGAGCCGACGGTGCCGCTGGCGGTAAGGCTCGAGGTGATCGTGGGGGACTGGGCGAGCGTGAGGACGAAATTGCAGGTGGAGGAGCCGCAGCCGTTGGCAGCGGTGATGGCGATGTTGTAATTGCCAGACCCAGCGGAGGGCACGGTGCCGCTGATGAAACCGGTGCTGGAGTTGATCGAGAGGCCGTCGAAGGCGCTCATGGACCAGGTGGCGCCGGTGAGGAATTGGCCGGAGGAATAGGCCAACCACGAGCCGAAGCTGCCGACGCACCCGCTGCCCGAGCCGCACGCGGTGAGATTGGGCGCGGCGCCGGCGCAGGGGTTGGGGGCGGCGCAGTTTTGGCAATTGGCACAGCCGCCGAGGCCTGGGATCACGCCGTCCATAAATCAGGTGCGGAGAATGGTGATGGTCGTATTGCTGCCGGCGGAGCAATACAGCACGTTTTGCCGGCTCATGCCGGTGGTGAGGTTTTGGAGGGTGGTCACGTTGCTCGTGAGGCCGGTGGTGGTGTTTTTCAGGGCGGAGATGTTGGCCAGGATGCCGGTGAGGTCGACGTTGCCGCTGGAGGTGCCGCCGCCGATGATCTTCATATTGCGCTCTGCCACCACGACGGTGATGCCGTTTTGACCGGTGGTGGCTTCGAGGAGGTCAATCAATTCGTTGTGCTTCGCCGCGAAGCTGGCGAACGCGAGGGGGCAATCCGTGATGCGGAGGCGGTCGAGACTCATGGATCAGGTGGCGCGCACGAGGCGCACGGTGCGTTCGTAGATGTTGCCGAGGTAGCGGCGGCGTTCGCTGGGGAGGGCGACGAGGAAGGAGCCGGCGGCGACCATGCTTTCGTAATTCGCGGCGGTGGGGAGGGTGCCGGTGCTGAGGGTGGTGACTTCGAGGCCGGAGGCGCCGAGGGAGACCGAGACGGGGGAGAAAGCGGGGATCTGGGGGAGGTCGGTGTCCTGCGCCGCTTCGGAGCTGAGGGCGTAATCGTGCACGACGAAGGAGTCGACCGAGTAGGCGGTGGGTGTGCCGCGGCCGCGGTTGCCTTTGCGCACGGTGCCGGTGACGGAAGTGAAGACGTTTTGACCAGGGAGGATATTGGAGACGGTGACGCTGGAGCCCGAAGAGGCGGCGACGGCGCTCGTGGTGAAGGTGAGTTGGTAATTCTGCGCGGAGCGGACGTAGTTCAGATTCAGGTAGATTTGATCGGCGGAGGAGATGCCGGTGGCGGTGGTGGTGAGGACGTAGTTGGCGGCTGAGGCGGCGATGGCGGTGACGGCGAAGGAATTGCCAAAGGTGGTGGCGGCGGTGAAGGCGGGGAAGCTGTAGGCATAGGTGCCGCCGGGCTCGGTCCACGAGGCGGGGACGGTGGCCCAGAGGCGAGTGAAGGATTGGAGGCCGCCGCGTTCATCGGTGAAATCGGTATCGTCGAGGAAGTAGGCGGTGGCGCTGCCGTAGGTGAGGGTGGTGTTGGCGGCGGGGCGGCTGTAGGAGGTGCGGTAGATTTTGAAGCGGGCGCGGATCAGGAGGTGGGTGGGCTCGCTGGCGCCGAGGGGATACTCGACGGTGTAGTCGCCGTCTTGGGTGGCGGTGGTGAAGGCGGGTTGGCCGGAGCCGAGTTTCTCGTAGATGGCGGAGGGCATGGGGAGAGATCAGGGTTTGCCGGGTTTGGCGGGGGCGAGGTTTTTAGAGATGTCGGTGAGGGTCTTGTTCGCGGAAACGAGTTCGGATTTGAGGCCCATGGCATCGTCGCGGGCGACGGCGGAGGTGGAGGTAGCGACTTTGCCGCCGACGGTTTTGAAATCGCGGTTGGCGGCGGCGGTGAGGCTGGCGACGTAGGCGGGGGAGGCGCCGGAGCGGATGGCGGCATCGGCGCGGGCGGCGAAGCCGGCGCCGCGATCGGCGAGGCGTTCGCGTTCGGAGCGGCGGCCGACGGTGCCGCCGGCGAGGGTTTGGCCGACGGCGGAAAGGGTGGCGGAGCGTTGTTCGCGGGCTTGTTTGTCGAGAAGGAGGAGTTGCGCGCGGACGGCGTTTTGCTCGTTGCGGTTGGTGGTGGCTTCGGGGGACAAGCGTTTGTTTTTGGTGACCAGGACGTCGTATTCGCGGCGGAGGGCGGTGAGTTTGGCGAGGGCTTGGGCGCGTTCGCCGGCGTCTTTTAGCTCGAGGGCGGCTTGTTCGCGTTGGGCGAGGCCGGTGCGTTTGATGCCTTCGACTTGGTCGTTGAGGAGGCGGTTGGCGCGGGCTTCTTCCTGGTTGAGGGTGGCGAGGGCGTTGCGGTTTTCCTGCAGCACGGAGGGCATGGCGCCGCGGGTTTTCAGGATCTCGTATTCCGTCTCGATGGCTTCGCGGCGGGCTTGGACGATGCGGCCTTGGGCGAAGTTCTTGGACTCGGCGTCGGCGATTTGTTTGGCGAGGGCGGCTTGGCGCTGGAGGTCGCCGGTGCGGCGGGAGTCGGCGAGGGCGACCATCTGCGCGGTGGTGGCCATCTCGGCTTGTTTGAGGATGAGGGCGTCGAGACCGGCTTCGGCTTCTTTGATCGCGGTGCGGGTTTCGGCGTTGATGAATCTCAGGGGGTTGGCGTTGAGGTCGGCGACGAGTTGGCGCTGGAGGGAGATTTCGGTGTTGAGGTCGTTGACTTGGCGGACTTGGAGTTCGAGTTCGCGGCGGGGGCCGCCGAGGGCACTGAGCCAGCGGTTGGTGTTGTCGGAGAGGGAGCCGGTGAGGCCGACGAGGGCGCGGGCGCGTTCGGCGGCGGCTTCGAAGGGGGCGACGATCATGTCGGTGATCGATTGGACGGAGCCGATGCCGATGCCTTGGAAGATGCCTTTGATGGCGTCTTTGAGGCCGAGTTTCTTTTGGATCTGCGCGCCGGCGGTGGCGGCCACGGATTGCAGGCCGACGAAGGCTTTGCTGAGAGCGGAGGTATCGGCGCCGATTTTGAAGCGGATTTCGGAGGAGGCGGCCATGTTAGGAGGGGGAGGGTTCGGAATTTTTGACCACGGATGGCACGGATTGAATGGATGAAGGCACGGGGATTGAATCCGTGTGATCCGTGTGATCCGTGGTGGTTTGGGTCTGGCGGGCGGCGGCGTTGAGGGTGTTGACGCGGTCCATGCAGCGGTTGCGGAGGGAGTCGATTTCGGTGTAGTGCTTTTCCTCGGACGTGCGGGCGGCGATCGTGCGCTGATACTGGGCGAGGCGGGGGAGGGGGGTGTGCGCGAGGAGGGCGCCGCTCATGGGGTCGAGGTGGCCGATGTCGCTGGCGACTTGGACGAGGAGGCCGCTGAGGAAATAGGTGGGGGGTTCGGGGGCGAAGGCGTCGGTGGTGGGGGTGGGGGACTCGGCGGGGGTGGTGTCGGCGCCGGGGAAGTCGGCGAACATTTTGGCGACGTAGGCGAGGAGGGCGGTGATTTGGTCGTCGTGGGGGATGCGGGAGATCCGGCGGAGGAAGCGGGTGCGGCGCCAGAGGTTGGCGAGGGTGGCTTCGTGGGTGTTGAGGGCGGCGAGTTGCCAGAGGAGGGCGGCGGAATCGAGGGGGGTGATCTCGGCGAGGGGGGCGCCGCAGACGTAGGGGTTTTCGAGGGCGTCGAGGTGGAGGAGGTCGGCGGGGGTCATCTGCCGGAGTTCTTCGCCGCAGACGGTGTGGGTGATCTCGAGGAAGGCTTCGGTGCGGCGTTCGGTGGTGGCGCGGCGTTGGGCAGCGACTTGGGGGGCGAATTCGCGTTGCCACACTTCCTCGAAGGTCACGGGGGCGAGAGGGGGAGCGGGAGTGGAAGGGTCCACGAGAGGGGGAGACGGAGAGAGGGGGAGAGGGGGAGAGCGGAAAAAAGCCCCCGTCCCCGCGACTCATGCGGAAAGCGGGGGCTCGACGGGCCGGTCTGAAGGTGGAGGCGAGTCGTTAGACTTTTTCGCGGAAGGTGATTTCCACGACGTCGAAGTCGCGCTGCTTTTTCGGGAGGCCGATTTCAGTGAAGAAAAAGGTGTTGGCGTTCGCCCCGGGGCGGAGGCTGCGCGTGAACTCGTCGAAGACGTAGGGGGCGACGACGTTGGCATTCGCAAGCTGGAGGGTGCCGCGGCCGGTGATCGCTTCGACACCGCCGAGGGAGCCGTTGGGGTTGCCGACGTTGTCTTTGCGCTCGGCGAGCCAGGTGGGGGCCGTCGACATGAAATCATCGGCGATGAAGCCGACGCCGTTGGCGACGCCAGAGGAGGGGGTGAGGACGAAGGTGCCCCAGGCGTAGTTGCTGGTGGTGGTGTAGGTGAGGGCCATGGGAGGGCGGAAAGCGGGGGGAGGGTGGTGAGTAGGCGGGGGCCTAAAACCTTGGGGCGGGTGTCAAGGGGACGGAGTTTTTGACCACGGATGGCACGGATCTAACGGATAAAGGCAGGGGATTGTATTCGTGAAATCGGTGTAATCCGTGGTGGTTTGCTACTGGGAGGCAGCGTAGAGGGCGGCGGGGATGATGAATTCGAGGTCGAAGGTGCGGAGGGTGCGGTCGGTGTCGGTGTCTTCGGATTCGGTGGGGGTCACGCCGCGGTCGTCGAGGTCGAGGAGGACGAGGCCGCCGGTGGCGGCGGGGGTGAACTTCTGTTGGTCGCGACGGCAGAGGAGTCCGATGCGGCCGAGGGCGTAGGCGTGGTTATCCGTGGTTTGCTGATCCGTGCGGGCGGTGATCACCGTGAAGGCGAGGGTGGCGCGGTGGTGGTTGTAGAAGGGGGTCTGGATGTTCGCGATGGTGGCGAGGTCCATGTGGTCGGAGGCACGCTCGGCGCCGGTGCAGATGACTTCGACGCGGTTGATGTTTTGCTGGATGAGTTCGCGGGGGCCGTAGACGGGGAAGGGGAAGGCGGGGTCGGCGAGGAGGATGGTTTTGGCGGTGTTCGCGAGGACGTCGGCGGGGGCGTTGAGTTGGGCGGCAGTGAGGGGCATGGTGCGGAAGAGGGAGAGATGGAGGGAGGGAGAGCGGGGGAGAAATCAGGCGGCGGTGCGGAGGACTTCGAGGTAGGGGTAGGCGCGGGCGGTGCGGGACGCGCTGAGGAAGGTGGCTTCGGCGAGGTTGCGCTCGAAATACTTGAGGCGGCCGGCGATGACGCCGGTGAGGGTGCGGTCCATGCCGAGCTGGCCGCCTTTGGGGTAGCGGTTGATGAGGGTGAGGCTAAACTCTTGGGCGGTCTTCGAGGTCACGCCGCGGCCGTTGGCGTAGTGCTGGCCATTGGACGCGAGGGCGGCGCGGGCTTTGGCGAGGCCGGCGGCGCTGAGGGAGCCACCGCCGCGGACACTCTCGAGGCGGAGGCCGAGTTCATCGGCGATTTGGACGATGGATTGTCGCGCGAGGCCGATGGCGCGGCGGGCGGTGGGGAGGGCTTTGGAGACGGCGAGGCGGGTGGCGGCGATGGCTTCTTTGAGGTCGATCCAATCGCCTTTTTTGTAGTGGTCGCCGTTGCCTTGGCCGCGGGCGCCGGAGACGGGGCGGAAGCCGGCTTCGTGCGTGCGGCGGTATTTGCCGCTTTTGGTGCGCATAAAAACGCGGCCGTAGGGGGCTTTGAGGCCGGTGTTGACGGTGATGTCGCCGCCGCGGGTGAGGTCGAGGCCGCGGATGGCGCGGTTGCGGGCGTTGCGGTCGACTTTTTGTTGAGTGGCGACTTGGGTGCGGCCCGCCCAGGTCTTGAGGATGACGCCGGCTTCGGCGCGGGCCCAGACTTCGACGCTGGTGCCGAGGGCGGCGGCGATGACGCGGCCGGATTCGGAGAACTTGCGGAGTTCTTCGGGGGGGAAACCGGTGTCGTTAGCCATGGGGAACGGAATTTTGGACCACGGATGTCACGGATCTAACGGATAAAGGCAGGGGGATTGATCCGTGTGATCGGTGTAATCCGTGGTGGGTTGGGTTTAGCTGCCGGGGACGCAGGTGAGGACGTAGTGGGCGTCGGCAGGGGTGAGGGCGACGAGGGTCCAGGTTTGGCCGCGGGCGTAGAGTTTGGGGCGGGTAGCGGCGTTGGGGGCACTCGCGAATTGGGCGCGGGTGGCGGTGATGCGGAGGGTGGCGCGGTATTCGAGGCCGGTGGGGCCGGGGACGAGCACGTCTTGCGGGGCGGCGATGACGCCGGTGTAGGTGGTGCTGGGGGCGCTCGTGAAATAGAAGACGCCGTCGCCATCGCCATCGGCCATGGGGGCGAGGATGGATTGGGCGATGGCAGCGGAGGACGAGAGGAGGGAGGCGTAGGACATGACGGGGGCGGGGGGCGGAAATGAATTGCCCCGGCCCCGCTAAGCAGGACCGGGGCGTGTTGGGCACGAATGAACTGGGCTGGCAATAGGGGCGGGACTGTCAATGTCCCATCCCGGGCGCGGAATTTTTGACCACGGATCGCACGGATCTAACGGATAAAGGCAGGGGATTGTATCCGTGAAATCGGTGTAATCCGTGGTGGTTTGGGTTCAGCGGAGGGCGCAGTGGGCGAGGTCGATGGGGCTGATTTCGGGGGGGCGGCTCGTGCCATCCAGGCGGAGGGTGCTGAATTCGGCGCGGAGGGTTTGACGGACGTGGATCTGCGCGATTTCGAGGCGGGCGAGGAGGAGGCTCTCGGGGTGGAAGGGGCACTGGTAGCTGCCGAGGAGTTCGGGGATCTTCGGGTAGATGTCGAAATACGCGCGCGCGGCGGCGGGGCCCATAATGGCGAAGCGGTCGTTGAGGCCGCCGAAGCGGCCCCACCAGGGGGTGAGGCAGAAATCATCCAAGACGATTCCCGCGCATTCGGAGTCGAAGGAGTGGAAAAAAAGGTCGGGGCGGAGGCGGATGATGGTGTCGATTTGCAGGCTGAGGGTTTCGCGGTGGCCGCAGAAGTTTTCCCACACTTGGGCCTGATACCAGTGTTGGAGGAGGAGGCGGTGAGCGGGGGCGGCGTTGGCGTAGGGGGCTTGGTGGTAGGCGGCCGAAAGGGCGGGGGTGAGGTCGGGGGTGAGGTCGGGGTCGGTGAGTTGCTGGAGGTGGACGCGGGCGGCGCCGTAATCGGCGATGAGGGGCGCGAGGATTTGGGCGGCGTCGGGTTGGGCTTGGACGGTCAGGAAGAAATGCGGGTCGGCGAAGTGGCGGAGGACGTGCCAGCGTTGGGTGGGGTAGCAGCGGGCGAAGGTGCGGAGTTGGCCGGAGTAGAGAATTGCTGTGCTCATGGAAAAAATGAATCGGAGTTTTTGACCACGGATGGCACGGATCTAACGGATCAAGGCACGGGGATTGTATCCGTGAAATCGGTGTAATCCGTGGTTAATTCTGGGCGGATTTCAGGCGGGCGATCGCGGCGGGGGCGAAGGTGACGCTGCCGGGGGGGAGGCCGGCGCCGCCGTGGGGATAGGTGGGGGTGTAGTGGTAACGCTCGACGCAGGCGAAGTGGTCGAGGGGGCCGGAAACGGGATACTCGGTGCGGCGGCGTTCGCTCTTGGTAGTGTCGACTTGGCGGGCGTTGTCTTCGATGATGAAGGTGATGGGGAGATCGTTGGCTTCGGCGAAGAGGGCGGCTTCATAGTAGTGGCCTTCTTCTTCGGCGCCGTCGCCGAGGAAGCAGTAGACGTGGGGAACGGTGGCGGGGTCGGATGTGGCGCAGGGGGCGGCGTTACGAATTTCCCAGGCGACGCCGGCGGCGATGCAGCAGGTGCCGGCTAGGATGGAGGAGGTGAGGAAGTTGTGCTCGCGGCTGTAGATGAACATGCTGCGGCCGGCGAGGATCTCGGCCTCGAGGTGGTCGGCGGGAATGCCTTTGAGCAGGGCGTGGTAGTGGTTGCGGTGCGTCGAAAAAACCCAGTCTTGCGGGCGGATGCGGGAGAAGATGTCGAGGAGTTGCGTCTCGTTGCCGCCGCTGAGGTGGATGAGGCAGGGGAGCGCGCCGGCGGCGAAGTGGTCGCGGATGCGGGTTTCAAAGGCGATGAGGTCTTGGGAAGTCATGGGTGCGGAATTTTTGACCACGGATGGCACGGATCTAACGGATCAAGGCAGCGGGATAGTATCCGTGAAAGCGGTGTAATCCGGGGTTAAATGGTTGCGGGCATTTCGATCAGGATGCGGCCGGCGGAGCCGGAGCGGACGAGGTCGAGGGCGTGATTGATTTCGTCCAGGCGGAGGCGGTGCGTGACGAGGCGCGTGCTGTAGATGTCTCGCTCGGCGAGGACGCGGAGATAGCGGGGGATATCGAGGTCGGGGCGGAAGCCTCCCCCTTGGGTGGCGCGAATGCTTTTGCCTTCGCCTTCGAAGAGGTGGCGGGCGTTGGAAATGCAGACGGGTTTTTGCGGGGCGTGTTGGCCGATCAGCACATACCGGCCGGAGGGGGCGAGGCGTTCGAGGGCGGTCTCGGTGGCGGTGGTGGCGCCGGCGGTGTCGAGGATGAGGTCGTAGGTGCCGGAGAGTTTTTCCGTGGCGAGGTTTACGAACTGCGCGCCGGCGAGGCGGGCGGGGGCGCGTTTGCTTTCGTGAATATCGCAGGCGCAGACGGCGGCGGGGGCGGCGAGGTTGAGCGCGGAGAGCATCGCGAGGCCGAGGCCGCCGCAGCCGAGGACGAGGACCGACTCCCCCCAGCGGGTGGCTTCGCTTTCGATGGTGGCGAGGGCCGTAGAGAGGCTGCAACCGAGGAGGGCGCAGAGTTCGGGGTCGGTGTCGGGGGGGACGGGGGTCAGGCGATTCTCACTACAAATTGAATGGGTCGCTAGCGTGGTTACGCGGCCGCTGGTGAAGGTTTGGGGAAGAGGGAGAGAGGGGGAGAGGGGGAGAGTGGGAGAGGGTTCGATCTCTCCGTCTCTCTGTCTCTCTTTCTCTCCTTCTCCGGCGATCAGGCGGTAGCGGGGGATGGGAGATTCGAGGCCGGCGGCTTTGCGCCAGTGCATCACGACTTTGTCGCCGGGGCGGACGCGGGTGACGGCGGGGCCGATGTCTTCCACGATGCCGCAGCCTTCGTGGCCCATGAGGTGCGGGAGGGGGCCGCCTTTTTCGCCGCGGATCTCCTGGAGCTGCGCGCCGCAGAGGCCCGACACGAGCACGCGGACGAGGACTTGGCCGAACTCGAGGGGGCCGGCGGGGGCGATTTCCGCGAGGGTGAGGGGGGCGTTGTGCGCGGTGAGGAGGGCGGCGAGCATGTTTCGGGAATCCGGTGCAGGGGCGGGCCCCTGCTCACCAGAGGTCTTTGTATTCCACGACGGCGCAGGGTTGGCCGTTTTCGGTGGCTTGGGCGGCGAGGGCGTAGGTGCTCGCGATTTGGTCGGCGTGGTGGAGGGTGAGGACGGGGAACGATACGAGGGTGCGGAGGGCGGCGGTGACGTCTTGGGTGTGCGTCGCGCCGGTGAAGAGGGGTTTTTCGGTATTGCCGACGGTGATGCGGAGGATCACGCCGGGGAGGAATTGGCCGCGGCTGAGGGTGGCGAGTTTGTCGAGGTGGTTCACGATCGCATCCATCGCGTTGAGGACGAAGTCGGCGCGTTCGAAGTAGACGACGGGTTTGCGTCCGCGGAGGGCGGCGCCGATGGCGAGGCCGGTCATGAGGTTTTCGGCGACGGGGGTTTCGAGGAGTTGGGCGGCGGGCACGCCGGCGAGGGTGCCGGCGGCGCGGCCGTGGGTGAGGCCGTAGCCGATGAAGAGGCGCGCGGGATCGGCGGCGAGGGCCGTCATGGCGGCGGTGAGTTGGGTTTTGTAATTCATCGGAAGGAGCGGAAATCAGAGGAGGCCGCGGTCTTTCAGGAGTTCGGGGACGAGGCTGAGGTGGTTCGCGTGCAGCGTGTGCTCGGGGAGGAGGTCCACGCGTTCCGTATCGAGGAGGAGGAGGCGGAGTTTGATCGTGTCCGCGTTCCAGATGTTGAAGGTGGGCCAGATGGGGCCGGTAGGGACGCCGATGATGGCGTCGATGTGATCGGTGCTGAGGCGGCCGATGTCCGTGACGCTCGAGCCGAGGTCGAGGGTGCAGAGGGCGTCTTTGGTGCGGCTGGGGGCGGTGGTGTAGACGCAGTGGCCGGCGGCGTGCAGGAGGGCGACGATGCGGTCGAAGCCGTCGTGGGAGAAGGATTGGAACTGGCCGGAATTCGGGGCGCTGTTGATGACGAGGATGCCGCGCATCCCGGTGTAGGCGGTGGTGGCGGGGGCGAGCGCGGGGTAATCGAAGAGGAGGGCGCGGGGATCGGCGCCGGCGAAGGGGCAGGCGAGGCCGAGGGCGCGGCTGAGGTTGGCGAAGTGGCGGTGGTAGATGGCCACGAAGTCGTGGCGGTCGGGCTGGCTGTAAAACCAGCCGGCGGCGCCGAGCCAGGTGTCGAGGGGGCCGTAGCTGTGGCAGGAGGGGAGGAGGCTGAGCGCGGAGAGACTGAGGTTGGGGAGATCGGCAGTGAGGGGGGCGAGTTGGGTGAGGTATTCGGCGCGGGAATGGTGGAGGAAGTGAATCTCTGGATACGACTTTGCGAGGGCGCGGAGGTAGTGGAGGGTGAGGAGGTTGTCGCCGAGGTGGTAGGCGTTGAACGTGGCGATGACGCGAGCCACCGGGGGAGCGTCGAGGGGGAGGCGGTGTTGTGCGATCATCGGAGTAAAACCGAGAGAACGAGAACGATTACGAGGAACGAGTAACGAGGGCGGCGTGCTTGGAGAGGGCCGCGGAGAGCTTGGCGCGGTCGACGGCGGGGTTGCCGGACTCGATCATCGCGACGGTGGCGTCGACCAGCTCGGAGATCGCGGGGGGAAAGAGGAGGCGGCCGAGGTGGCGGAGTTTAATTTGGGTATCGCCCACGACTTTGCCGCCCAGCTCGCGCCAATACTCGCAGACCATCCAGTCTTCGCTTTGCCAGTTTTTCAGGCCGTCTTTGGGGTCGATGTCGCCGTGCACGCCGCTCGTGAAGTAGGCGTAAAACTTTTCGCCGGGCCAAGGGGTGTTGGGTGCGCAGCGGTAGGGTTTGACGTTGGGGTGGGTGCGGAGAGTGGTGAGCACGCTGCGATTCCACGCCATGCAGCCGGTGGCGCCGTGGAGGAGGGCGATCAGGCCGGTCTCGGGGTCGGGTTTGGCGCCGGGGATGATGTTCGCCACCCAGGTGGGCAGGAGGCACTTCATCGCGTAAAACCCGCAGACGAAGGGATGGCCTTTTTGGAGGTGCACGTAGAGGCGCATGATGTCGCTCGGGTCCATGGGGATATCGGCGTCCCACCAGAGGCAGAAGGTGGTGGTGTTTTCGCGCTCCCACATATTCGCGAGGACATTACGCGCGCGGTCGATGTGGGAATCGTTGGGCAGGCTGAGGCGGTGCGAGATGAGCGACATGAGCTCGACGGAGCCATCGGGCTGGCGAAACCAGGCGCGGGCTTCGCGGCAGGCGGTGAGGCTGTTGTGGTAATACTCCGTGAGGGAGTAATCGTAGCAGGGGGTGAGGATCGTGATGCGGTCGCGGGCATCGAAGATCTGGGCGCCGGCGGGGGGGGTGAGGGCGGGCTGAGCCGCCGCGGGGAGTGCGGGAGTGTTCATGCGTGCAATGAGCGCGGGGGTGTCAAGTGGGGGCAGAATTCGGAAGTTTTGACCACGAATGGCACGGATCTAACGGATCAAGGCAGGGGGATTGGATCCGTGGGATGCGTGTAATCCGTGGTGGTTTGGGGGTTTGGGTTTGGGCAGAAAAAAGCCCCACCGTTTGACGGGTGGGGCTGCGGCCGATACGAGCCTCGGCGGGGGCGGGGGTGAACCGATTAGGCGCTCTTGAAGAGGTAGCCGGCGGCGGTGTCGCCGGTGGCCGACGCGCCGAGCATGACGTCGAAACTGACCCAGCGGGTGCGGGTCGCCATCGAGAGCCAGGTCGACGTGAGGACCGGGAGGACCGGGCCGGTCGGACCTTGGCCGAGGGTGCCGCGGCCGCCGAGCTGGACGGAAACGACGGATTGCTCGAGGCCATCCATGCCGTCGCTGTTCGTCTCGGGGAGACCGGAGACCATCGCGACCGCACCGGCACCGCCGGCGAAGCCGTAGATGTTCGTCCCGGCGCCCGTCCAGCGGGTGTTGAGGTAGATGCCATCGAAGCCGGCGAGGCCGGGGCGCGGGCCGATCTCGGTCGTGAGGCTCGTGGGGAGGAGCTTGCTGTAGGCCGTGCCGTCGAGGATGAGGTTCTTGACGGGAACCTTGGCGATGGCGGCCCACGCGGTGGCGAGATTGGCGCCGACGAGCGAGGACTGGGCGACGGTGATGTTGCTGAAGTTCGTGGTGGTGAACGGCGTGAAGGCGACGTCGATCAGCTTATTGCCGAAGTTCTGGAGGTTAATGTCGACGAGCTGATTCAGGCGGAAGCCGTTGTTGAGCTCGCGCGGGGTGAGCTGGAACGAAACGGAGTATTGGGACACCAGGACGTTGACGTTGCTGATGTTGGAGTCGCCGGATTCCCAGTTCGTTGGGTTGGTCTGCACCGTGGCGCCGACGGTGGCGACGGGGATGCGGACGTTTTGGCCTTGGGTGAAGGACTCCGTGGAGAAGTCGGTCGAGAAGGCGTTGAAGGGGGCGAGGACGTTGCCGAGATACGTGAGCGAGCGTTTGCCGATCGTATCGAGAATGAGGGAGGAAGTGAGGTTATTTGCCATGATCGAGGGCCAGCCCGATCAGGTGTGCGTGAAGAGTGAGGGGTGAGGGTGAGGGTGGAACTGACGGGAAAGTGCCCCGCTGCATATCTAGCCGCACTTAAGCGGACCCGGCATGGAGCCAGATTCAATATGAGCAGGGAAGGGGTTTAGCGGCGCTGGGTGCGGCGAGCGATGTCGGCGCGCCAGAGGGCTTCGCTGTGGGCTTTGAGGTAGGATTTGGCTTCGGCGCCTTCGAGTTTCTCGTAGGCGGCGAGGTGGGTTTCGTCGCTCAGTTGCTCGGCGGCGGGGGCGGCATTGGGGTCGATTTGCTGGACGGGCGGGTGGCCCATCTTGGCGTTGGCAAGGGTGACTTGCTTGGCGACGTGGGCGGAGAAGGCCGCGGTGATCTCGTCCGGCGTGGCCGTGTGGGTGACGTTGACGCCGATTTGCGTGAGGATGCCGTGGGAAGCTGAGAGCTGATCGCTGAGGGCTGAGAGCTCGGAGGCTTTGGTGGCAAGTTCGGTGTCGAGGCGTTCGTTTTCGAGGAGGGCTTCGGCGAGGGCTTCGTCGGCACCACTGAGGGACTCGAGGTGGGATTTCAGGGACTCGGGGCCGGCGGCGAGGAGGGTTTCGAGGTTCAGGCCGGCGGACGTGAAGAGGGCGTTGACGGACTCGGCGAAGGCTTTGGACTGATCGAGGCCCGTCTTGGCTTGGTCGAGGGTCTTGGGGGCGAGGCCGAGGGTGGAAAGGAGGGTGGAGAGGGACATGGGGGCGGTTGCTGTGGCGGGGGGTGTCAAGGGATGGGGGGATCAGGCCGCGGCGGCGGCGAGGTTGGGGGCGATGAAGTTGGCGAGGCCGCGGGTGAGGGCTTCGCGGCCCATGTAGACTTGGCCGGTCATGCTTTCGGCTTGCACGGCGGGGCGGGCGGTCTGGACGTGGGTGCGGAACATGGTGCCGATCGCATCGACGCGGGCTTGGGCGGTGGCGGCTTGCTCGGGGGTGAGGGGGGCATCGGCGCCGGCGAATTTATCGGGGCCGGAGCGGAAGACGCGGAGGCGGGTGCGGCCGTCGGGCGAGGTGGTGTCGAGGGTCTCGCGCACCTGGAGGACGGCGCCGATGGAGCCGACTTGGGTGGTGGGGGTGACGGTGATTTTGTCGGCGGCGGAGGCAAGCCAGTAGGCGGCGGAGCCGATGAGGGTATCGGAGATGGCTTCGACGGGTTTGGTCTTGGTGTTAAAAATCTTTTCAGCGAGTTCGGGGACGCCGGTGACGGTGCCGCCGGGGCTATCGACGTGGAGGAGGATGCGGGAGACGGTGGGGTCGGCATTGGCGGCATCGAAGGCGGTTTCGAGTTCGCCTATGTCGCAGCCGCCGCAGGCCATTTCCATCGGCGAGAGGCGTTTGCCGATCACGCCGTGAATGGGGATGACGGCGACGCCGGGGCGGGGGGCGAGGGCGGGGCGCGGGGTGGGATCGGGGGCGGGGAGGAGGGCGGCCGGGGCGGTGAGGCGGCTTTCGATGAGGAGGGTGATGTTTTCAAGGGCTTCCGCGGTGATGAGCCAGGGGGTGCCGGTGAGGCGGGAGAGGAGGTGGAGGAATTTCATGTTTGGGGGAGAGGGCGAGGGGGAAAGCACGGGCTGAAGCTCCGTGCTACGTTAGGCGGCGGGCTCGGGGGTGGCGGGCGCACCTTGCGCCCCGGTGCGTTGGACGGTCATGCCGAGGTCGCCCATGATTTGGTCGAGGGGGACTTCGGGATACTTCTTCTGGATGCTGAGGGCTTCCATGTAGGCGCGGGCGCGTTCGGTGTAGACTTCGGTGCTGGTTTTGCCGTCGCGGGCGTGGAGGGTGCTCATGCTGACGCGGCCGGCGGCGACGTCGTCGAGGTCGTATTTGGCCGAGGCTCGGTCGACTTCGAACCAGGGGGGCGGGGCGATGCCCCACCGCATCGTCTCGGGGTGGAGGGGGAGGGCGGCGATTTCGGGGCTGGCGAGGCACGCGGCGATGTAGTTGCAGGCGCGGGTGGCGGCGCGGTCGAGGGTCGTGAAGGTTTCGCGGATCAGCGTGTTGATTTGATCCTGAAGGGCGCGGTTACTCGCGCCTTTGAGGGCGGCGGGGTCGAGCATCTCGGCGCGCCAGCGGATGCCGGCGGCGCCGCGGGAGTGGACGCGGCTGTCGAAATTCATCCATTGATCGGAGGGGCGGTCGGTTTCGTGGGCTTTGACGGAGTAGCCGGTTTTGATGAATTTGGTGCGGCCGCGTTTGCTCTCGACGGTGGGGGAGCCGGGTTTGGAGGCGTTGGGGTTGGCTTGGCCGGGGAGGAAGGCGCCGGCGGCGTTATAGGTGCCGGTGGCGTTTTCTTCGATGAGGGTGAGGCGGGAATCTTCGATTTGTTGGTCGAGTTGGGCGGATTGGGCCATTTCGAGGCCGATGAAGTCGAAGAGGGCGGCGGCGATTTCGGGGGGGGTGGTGCCTTCGCTGTAGCTACGGGGGCGGGCGACGCGGTAGAGGTCGCGGGCGGAGATGTCGTAGTCTTCCGAGCCTTTGGGATCGGCGCCGAGGACGCGGTAGGCGACTTCGGTGCCGGCGCGGTTGTAGATCTGGCCGCCGGTGATGCGGAGGCCGCGGTAGGCGCCGCGGATGGTCTTTTGTTTGCCGGATTCGTCGGTGATGGTGGTGAGGGCATCGGTGGGGCCGACGATTTGAGCTTGGTCGTCGCGTTGGCCGATGCGGTGGCGCTCGAGGATTTGGAGGGCGGGGTAGCCGGTTTCCCAGCGGGTGAGGAGGACGTAGAAGGAGCCGTCGGTGCCGAGGGTGGGGACGCCGAGGCGCCAGGTGGTGCGCCAATCGTAGAGGCAGCCGCGGAGGTTGGCGATGTTCAGGGCGGATTCGAGGAGGGGGAGGGCGGTGGCGCCGTAGTCGTGGTCTTGGCCGCGGAATTGGGGGCGGTAGTCGGAGGCGGAGACGTAGTCGGCTTTTTGGTCGAGGAGGGAGGAGGGTTGGCCGCGGGTGCCGATGGCGCGGCCTTCGGAGACGAGGCGGCGGGCGTTGCGGGGGCTGAGGAGGTCGATGTAGTCGCCGTAGTGATTCGGGGGGGCGGGGCGGAGGCGGTCGTCGTCTTCGGTGCGGCGATAGGCGGTGCCTTGGGGGCCGGCGGGGTAGGGGTTGCCGCGGGGGTCGAGGATGGTGAGGAAGCCGGGGGCGGTTTGGTTAGGCATCGGGAAGGACGGAGACGGAGTTTTTGACCACGGATGGCACGGATCTAACGGATAAAGGCAGCGGGATTAAATCCGTGAAATCGGTGTAATCCGTGATGGATCGGGTCAGAAGCTGGCGAGGGATTGAGTGGGGCTGGGGGTGCCGTATTCGGTGACGCCGAGTTGGTTGTAGGCGTCGGCGAGGGCGTCGGCCCACTCGGGGAGGGTGAGTTCGCGGCCGTTGGTGAGAAACTGATACGATTGGCCGTTGATGCTGGCACCCGTGAGCTGGGTGTTGCTCTTTTTCACCTCGGCTTTGTAGCGGATGCGCTCGGCGTCGAGTTCGGGGCGCGTGAAGAAGCGGTAGAGGCCGGTTTGGACGGTGGCTTGCATCGGGCGGTGGGCGGTGGGGGTGTGGTGGTGGTGTAGAAACGAAAAAACCCGCGGCTCCGGGGAGCGCGGGTGGTGATCCGAGCGCGGGGGCGCTTGGAAGGGGGGCGAGTGTCAAGGGGCCGGAGTTTTGACCACGGATGGCACGGATGGCACGGATAAAGGCAGGGGGATTGGATTCGTCTGATCGGTGTAATCCGTGGTTAAGATTGAAGGGCTAAGGGGGGAGCGGGATCGGTAAGGGTTTCGGCGCCGGTGAGGCCGAGGGCGGTGGCCACGACGACTTGCATGGCTTCGCAGTCGTCGGCGTGGTCGTCTTTTTGGCCGTGCCAGACGTAGTGGTGGCTGCCGTCGGGGTTTTCGATGCGTTTGCGGTAGTGGGCGTTGATTTGTTTGTAATACCAGTCGGGGGCGTCGCTGGCGGCGGTCCAGACGGGTTCGCCGGTGGGGGTTTTGGCTTCGGGGGACCGGAGGGCGTGGAGGCGGTTGAGGGCGGAGTTTTTGCTGAAGAGGGTTTCGACGACGCAGGAGCCGGTGGCGCCTTGGAGGAGGGTGCCGGTGTAGGCGTCGATGATTTTGGGTTCGGCGTAGATGCGGCGGATGCCGTCGGGGTGGGCGTAGTCGCGTTCGGCTTTGTCGCCCATCATCGTGCGCCAGCCCATGCGGGCGCAGATGGTGCGGACGCGTTGGGTGTCGTGTCGGACGTCGAGGGCGATGCGTTCGGGGGGGGTGTTTTCTTCCGAGCAGATGCGGGCGATTTCCGAGGGGGAAAAGGCGATGAAGGCGAGGTGGAGGCGGCTCGCGGAGTAGCGGCCCCACTTGCGGATGACGGCGACGTAGTGGTCGAGTTGGACGTCGATGGTGCAGATGCGGGTTTCCATGGGATGGAATGACTAATGACTAATGTCTAATGTCTAATGACGGGCGGGGCGCCGTTCCCATCGGTCTATGATTTTCACTAGATCGGATCGGCGCGGGGCATATTCAAAAGCGGCGTTATCTTCACCAAGAATCACCCACTCCTTTCGCGTGCGATATAGGTTGTAGGCTCGATAATTATAGAGGCCGGCTCTGATGCGTGCGATGCGGTGGGTTTTCATGTTTGGAGTTCAAGGTTTCGGCCAAATCAGGGTAGCGGTGCGCGGCGGTGATTTGCGGCAAATATCCAAGGCCGTGCGCGCAGCAGAGAGCCACGATTCGGGCTTTTCATAGATCATCGGAGCGCGCTCACATTCTGCCATCAGCGCGGCGATGCTTCCGGGGCCGAGCAGGAAATCGAGGCGGGCAGTCTCAGCCTCGGCGTGAGTTTCCCAAGTGTCGCGGATCACGACGGCGCCATGCATAAGGTTTGTTTCTGGCGCGCGCTCGACGTGTTCGCGCCAATAGCGCATCGCCTCCCATTCGGTGTCGAAACTGATAAAGATGCCGTCGTGGTTTGCGTTTCGAATTTGGTATTCAGTTTTCATTGCAAAAAAGGTTACTCACCGGGCCACACTTCCCGCATTTTGTAGGGGGTGGGGTGTTGGTGTTTGGATTGGTTTTCGGGGCGGTGGTAGAACTCGGGGTCCCAGGTGTCGGCGTCGCGTTTGAGGACGATTTGTTCGAGGAGGGTCACCGTGCCGAGGGTGGTGCGTTCGCGTTCGGCGTTGACCATTTCGCAGGCGATCACGGCCCAGCTGCTGAAGGGTATCCCACTAATCCACCAGCCGATGGTGCGGGGGGTGGTGGAGGGGGTGGGGTTGAGGGCGATCCAGCGGCCGCGGGGTTTGTCGGCCGTGCCGTTCATGGCGAGGCGGGTGGCGGGGGTGTCGGGGTGGCGGTGGCGGCAGTGGGGGCATTGGTAGGCGACGGTGGGGGCGATGCGGGCGTTATCGGCGAGGCCGCGGGGGGTGTGGTGGGTCTCGTAGACGATGCCGCCGGTGCGTTCGCCGGTGGTGGGGTCTTTGTGGGTGCGGCGGGGGACGAAGTGGCGGCCACAGGCGGGGCAGAGGGGGTGCCAGGTGCGTTGGTCGGAGGCTTGGAAATATTGGTCGGCTTCGGAGCCGGCTGCCGTGCCGGTGAGCATGTGGATCTCGCGCCAGGTGCCTTGTTCGGAGTAGCTCTCGCGGCGTTTGGCGATGTCGGCGCACCAGCCGGGTTCGTAGGTCCAGGATTCGTCGAGGTAGAGGTCGCGGGCGGTCTTGGATTGGCGTTGGAGTTTGATGCCGGCGGAGCGGAAGAGGAAGTTGTGGCCGGCGGGGAATTGGAGGCGGGTGCGGGCGCGTTTGTTGGGGTCGGCGTAGAGGAGGGGGTGGAGGATGGGGAGGGCGTCGAAGAGGGGGTTGAATTTCTCGTCGCAGAAGTCGTCGATGGCTTTCTCGGGGTGGGAATACCAGAGGGAGGGGCCGGGGTTCACGAGCATGGAGCGCGTGGCGTAGAGTTGGCCGACGAGGGTCTTGATGAGTTGGGTGGCGCCGCGGATGATGAAGCGGGTGCCGGGGGTGCGGTCGATGGTGTCGAGGATGTCGGGGGCGATGGGGAGGTCGAGGGCGTCCATGATGGTGGGGACGCCGGCGAGGTGCTTGCGGGCGAAGGCGAGGGTGGATTTGCGGCGGAGGGGGGCGATATCCGCGGGGGTCATGGGCGGGGCGCGTAGAGAAGCACGATGGCAATCGCGCAAAGGGTGGCGCGGGCGGCAGAAAACCAATACTGCGCATCACGGCGCGGGCGGCGAAGAGCATCGCAACTCCACCAGCCGAGGCCGACGGAAAAGAAATAGAGGAGGGTGGGAATCATGCGCAGGATGGGAAGTCGGTCTCGAGTTGGAGGAGGTCGGCTTCTTCTTTGGCAAGTTGCGCGCGGCGTTTGGCTAGGTCTTTTTCAGCTTTGGCGACGGCTTCGTGTGCCCATTTGACGCCTGAGTTTGCATCGCGTTTGGCCCATGCGATGACTTGGCCCATGTTGGTCGAAAAAGTGTTTTCATACATCATCAGGCCGTCGTGCGTGCAATTGGGCCAGCCGAGTTTCTCGCATTGTTTTTTGAGGATGTGGGGGCCGTCGTAGGTGTAGACGGTGATGGAAGCGGCGAAAGTGTCGGGCTCGGCGATGAGGGCGCGGAGCTTGGCAAGGTCAGCGGTCATCTCGGCGTGGTAGCGCATCAGCTCGGCGTTTTCATGGGCCGGGCCGAGGTTTCCCCATGAGACCTGGCCTTCGAAGGTGACGCGGATGAGGTCGGAAATGTAGGGCGAGCCGATGCAGATGCGGCTTTCGCGGATCTGGACTTGGTGGCCAATGCGGTAGTGGTCTTTGACGTTTTTCCAGCTCATGGTGTTTGGTAAGCGGACGGTGTTACGGTTGGCACAGACTCAGGGGACGGACTTGGGATCGCGTTGGCGTTGGCGGCTGATTGGTAGAGGTGGTCGAAGTGGGCGGCACCGTGGTCGAGGTAGTCGTCGACGGTGTCGCGGAGTTTGGCGTGGAGCCAGGGGGGGAGGGTGTTGCGGGCGGGGGTCGCGGCGGCGCGCGCAAAGGGGACGAGGAAGCGGGCGGAGAGGAGTTCGGGTTCGAGGAGGGCGCGGGCTTCTTCGGGGTAGGAGAGGTTGATCAGGCGGCGGGAGAGGTGGTCGAGGTGGCCGTCGATGGCGCGGAGGGTCCAGTAGGCGAGCGCGGCGACGAGGGCTTCGGCGGCGGGGCGGGGGAGGGTGTCGCCGGCTTCGCGGCCGAGGCGGCTGGCAAGGGTCTCTTCGTCGTAGAGGACGGAGGAGATCAACTTGAGGGCGTCGGTGGCGTCTTTGATGCCGGAGAGGTCGCCGCGGGATTGGGCGAGGCCGAGTTTGTGGTCGGCGAAGGCGCGGCGGTGGCGGAGGGAGGGGATGACGTTGGTGGCGTCGGGGGGCGGGGCG